ACAGCAGTACCGTTGAAAGAACGCACCTGACCGTTGGTAACAATATTACCACCAGTGACGTTGCCAAGTGCAACCATTTGTGCACCAGTGGTCAAGTTTCCAGCAATCACGTTGCCGACCAATGATACGTTGCCAGTTCCTGCAATGTTGCCTCCAGTGATATTACCAGCAGCACTAATCAAACCGTTGCTGCGTAGATTGCCGCCAGTTACGTTGCCTGTAACACTGACACCAACACCTTCTACGTTAGCAGAGGCTGTTATGTTTCCAGTGACATCTATGCCTTGCGTGGAAATCACAGCTATGTTTGCTGTGCCTCCAATGGTTGCCTGAATATTACCACTCGGGGTAGAAACACCCAATTCTGTGGTACCTGCTGTGATTCTTGAAGTACTAGACAGGCCTGATAAAAATGCTCCGTTGCCAAGAAAATAAGAACCAACAATATTACCAACAGCGTTGAATGAGGTGTTGGTGTTGATGTTGCCATTTGCAAATATAATGCCGCCAACTCCAACATCGCCGCCAACTCCAACTCCCGATCCTGCTAGAATGTTACCACCAGTTATGTTGCCTGTGGCTGAAACTTGTCCTGTAGTTCTAAGGTTACCGCCGGAGACATTGCCTGTGACGCTGATTAAACCAGTTACAAAACCGCCAGTGTTGGCCCATACAGCAACGTTTGATCCGCCAATTCCAATAGTAATATTACTGTTGGCAATTGCTCTTACATTACTGGTTCCGTTGACAATGGCTGATCCACCAGACACAGTGATATTGGTCAATTGACTACCGTCACCAATGATATAAGCTCCGGTAACGTTGCCTGTGGCTGAAACTTGTCCTGTAGTTCTAAGGTTACCGCCGGAGACATTGCCTGTGGCACTCATTATGCCACTGGTCAATAGATTTCCACCAGTTAAATTACCGGCAAATGTTTGAGTAGTAGCTACAAAGTTTCCAACAATGTTGCCGTCCACATAAAGATTACCAGCAACGCCAACACCGCCAGAAACTACCAGCGCACCTGAAGTAATACTGATACTGGGCTCAGTGCTGGTAATTGTCACAGGATTGGTATAATCACTCAATGGACGATTTAAATCTTGAATTGTGATAGTAGCGCCTGAGTCAGATGTTGTGAACCCAAATTGGTAGGTGCCTGCTTCGGCAAAAGTAATAGTACCACTGGCATAGCCCTGAATGCCGTCTGTGCCCAGCGTTACATAAGGGCTAAGAGCCATAGTACGGCCAGCAGCATCAACAATTACCTGTACTCGTATACTACTAAAATTGCCCGAAGGCGCGAAGTTACTAAAACCTACAGTAATGTTGCCTGTGGTTGCAATACGCTGATAATGTCCTTGACTATAATCTAATATAATTGGACCCGAAGTGGTTGCAATGTTCACTGAATCAGCACTAAAATTACGTATCTTAGCGCCAATCAAAGGCGCACCCAACATGTTGTTTTGTGTGCTCAGGGAAGATCCATTTTCCAAGGCAGCATTTAAAATTGATTTGGTTTGAAGCTCTGTGATTTCTTCTGCGGCATATTCAAAATTAGTTTTGGTGCCGGCAAAATTGTCTCTGAATCCTTGGGTGTTGTTGGGCTGGGCAGCCACAGGATATTGATCATTGATTGCCGTTGGGTTGATCTGACTGGTCATAAGTTTTCCTTTGCGATACGCATTTAGATATTTATTAGAACTGGAAACCCGCTAAATAATCCAAAGGTCCTAAACAATGCAGAAAAAAACTCGCAGCATCTTAGAAGAATTAGATGGCTTGTATGACAAAAAATATGCTCAGCGCGATCGTCGTTTGATTATTGAAAGTCGTGCCAGCAACGTGATCGCTTCTGCTATTCGCTTAGTAGAACAAATAGAAACTGAGTTTCCTGCTGGCCAAGCAGAAAATCTCACAAGAAAATTGCTAAATGCAATAAGAACAAAAGATGCTGGCAAATTCAATCGCAGCGTAAGGAAAACAGATGCAAATCTTTGAAATAACTCAGCCAAAAAGAGTTAACGAAATTGTTGGTGCACTAGCCAGTGGTATTGCCAAGGCTGGATTCAACAAGTTTGTACAGAGCCAAACTGGTAGCCCTGCTTTTGATCCAGCTGGCTCTGGCGCCAATGCTAGAATGGGAGCGTTCAAAGCCAATCAGGCACTGGTAGGACCATTAGCTACTCAACTACAAGCTGCCTGGGCTCAAGCTGTGCAAGAGTTCATGAGCAGAACCAAGGATGCTGCTGGCAATCCGACTACCAATCTCAGTGCAATGAGCCCAGCCAGTTTTAACGCAATCAAACCGCAACTGGTGACCTTGATCAACAACTCTATTGGACCCAACGCAGATTATGCCGGCTTGCCTAATTCAGCAGGAGATGACCCCACAGTCAAAGCGGCTGCCGAAGCAGCAAAGGAAGCCATTGACAAAGGCATTAACTCTGTAATGGACGCCACAATCAAACCCGGCAATAACACGCCGCAACTGGCTGATGCCTGGACTGAAATTGTGCGAGATGGCATTGCTCCTGCTAAACAGATTTCACAGTTTGATCCCCGTAGCAGCGGCGGCCAAACACAACAAAAAGGACAGATAAAACTCACACAAGACACACGTGGAAATTGGCTTGTAAATGGGCAACCTTTTAATGCCAAAGACCCTGTGCATGCTCAAGCCATGCAGAGCTTACAACAGCAGGCAGGTGGCAAGCCATGAAGTTATTGAGAACTTTACTAGAAGGCGGAAATGTATTCAAAAGCAAAGACGGTGAGCCGCTGACACAACGTATCAACCAAGCTGACGTACCTGCAACCATTGCCTGGGTTGAACAAGTTACAGGTTTAAAGTTTCCTGAAGAACGTCAACTGGGATCAACTGGTCGCAAGCCCACATCAGGTGATCTTGATCTTGGCGTAGATGCCAACAAAATTACCAAGGATCAACTTGCTGCTACACTCACACAGTTTGTGCAAAGTCAAGGACAAGATCCGCGCGAATATGTTCGCAAGGCAGGAGAAGTTCACTTTCGAACTCCCATTGCTGGTGATCCTGATCGTGGTTTTGTTCAAACAGATTTTATGTTCTTCCCTGACCTGGATTGGGGACAGTTCTACTACGGTGGCGCAGACAATACAGAGTACAAAGGCATGAACCGTGCTGTGCTATGGTCTAGCATGGCCAAACATCATGGTCTCAAAGTAGGCAGCAACGGCGTACTCAATCGAACAACCAACGAAGTGATCAGCACAAATCCTGATCAATTTGCTCAATGGGTTCTGGGGCAAGGTTACAACAGAAACAATCTCAAGAGTGTGGAAAGCATTTACGCTGCCCTGGCCAACAACCCTGACAGCGATGCCATGCTACGAGACTTTCGTGACTATTTGGCCAAACAAGGTCTCAATGAGCCTCAAGTGGGAGTGCAAGAAAGCGATACTGGGTTTCTGGGACGCTTGCGTGATCGACTGGTTAACCAAGGCATGCAGCCCATACTGGAAGCTGAACAGGCCAGTGTAGGTGGCCGTGCCAAGGGCATTGAGCATCTTGAAGACTGGGTGTTTCGAGAAGGCACAGCTGGCATTCAACGAGCATTAGAAATTGTCAAGCATGCTACTGAATCACCTGCAAAAACTACCACTGCCAAGTGGGACGGCATGCCTGCTATAATATGGGGTCGTAAACCTGCCACAGGCGAGTTTGTATTAACCGACGGATCCGGCTTTGAAGCCAAGGGTTACGATGGCCTTGCAACAAGTCCTGAAATGATGGCACAGATTCAAAACACAAGAAAAGGCGATCGCACTAGCATTATTAACTTGTACACAAAGTTGTTCCCTGTGCTAGAAGCTAGTTTACCTCCCAACTTCCGTGGCTATGTCAAGGGTGATCTGCTGTATGCAAACACACCTCCAGAAATCGCAGGCAATTATGTGTTTCAACCTAACACTATTGAGTATAAAATTCCAGCTCGAAGTAACTTGGGGCAACGCATAGGCAATAGCAACATTGGCATTGCTGTACATAGCATGTATTCAGATGTGGGCGATGCACGGCAGCCATTAAAGGGTGTAAAGTTTACCGAAGTTCCAGGACTGATGTTAGAACGTCCTGCAACACCCTCGGCTCTGGCTGCTGAACCTGCTAAAGTAAAACAACTCAAACAGTTGATTCGTACAGATGGCGCTGCTATCTCTACCCTGTTTAATCCTACAGAACTACGAGCACACAAGATTACCGACCTGGCCAAGCTGTGCGTTGACTATATCAATACCAAGGTCGGTACTCCATTGAATCCTAATACACTATTGCCCGAGTTTGGCGAATGGTTGCAACGCAAAGTAACACCCAGCAAGTTCCGCAACATTGTAGAATACTTGGAAAGTCCCAGCTCAAATTCATCTGCACTGGCAGCGGCATTTACTGCATTTTTGTTGTTGCACGATTTAAAGATGGATATTCTACGTCAAGCAGATCTGGAGCATCCTGGGCAAGAGGGCTGGGTAATGGCCACCCCTGCAGGCTACGCCAAGGCAGTAAATCGCTTTGATCCCAATGCTTTTGCTGCTCAAAATAAGCAGAGAAATAACCCTCAAGGTGTGTGATTTTTGTCACTTTGGTAAATAAGTGTAGGGTCAAAGTACCCACAAACTTAAAGGAAAATTAAAATGGCTTATATTACCCCCGTAAATGGTGACGTACAACCGGTATTTGCACTAGACGTACAAAACGGTCCCGTTTCTCCATCCGCTTCTACTGCTGCTACACCAGTTCAACCTGCTGGTCCTAAGCTGGACTTCTTCCGCGCTGTTGCCAACACTACTGTTGTGTCACAACAAGGCGTGCAAGAATATGTTGCTAACGTTATCAACGCTATTCAACAAACTGCCACAATCGCTATGTACCAAGTTGACGGTGTTACACTCAGCTTTGCTGTGTACCCAACTGGCGCTTTTGCTAACGCTGCTACATTCTTGAGTGCTGCTAACATTACCTACACAGGTTATCAGTTAGACAGTTGCACCAGCATTGGCTTCAAGTTGGCTGCATCCTAATCACTCGCTGATTAAGCAACAAACCCAGGTTAGAAATATCCTGGGTTTTTTGTTGGCCGTTAAATACTCGCATAATGCGAATACTCTGTAGAACTCTTTTTGATTGCTCACCCACTGGCGTAACTGGTCATTATAGGATTTCTAGCATGCCGTTTAAAGACAAGGCGGGTCAACCAGTAACCGATCAAGCGTCTTGGAATTTCAGCCGTAATCAACAACGCAATTGGGAAACTATCAATCAGTTGATAAGTTTGCGAACACAGCCAGTTGACATTGTACTGGCACAGTGCAACAATGGTGTTTGGCAGTTTGAGTTTGAAGTTGATCAGCCCTTGGTCTATAGTTTGAGTGGACGGGAAAACGATTTTGATTCGTTAACCAATGAGTGCAACAATGTGCCAATGATCACAGGGCTCAAAGAAACCAAGACGTCTAGCACAGCATTGATAACTTCAGGTCCTGATACAAACATTTGGTTTGAACCCATAAATAAAGCATTGGATGGACCATATGCCTGATACCACTGACATTGAAAAGAAAAGTTTAGAAGCGCACGTTGAACTTTGCGCTGAACGTTACCGTTTGCTAGAAAACAAACTGGAAACTTTAGACGAAAAGATTGAAAATTTGTCTCAGTCCCTTGAGGCTATCAAAATTGCCATACACAATATGTCAGAAAAAAGAAACAATCAGCTTATTGGTTGGGGCATAGGCATCATTGGTGCATTGACCGCTACTGTGGCTTGGTTGATCACAACTTATGTAGTAGTATGAATCGTACACAAAAGCTAGAAAAGTTTGCTGATCGTGAAATCAAACAGTTGCAAGACAAATTGATTGTACCTGACGGCTCAGGCGGCTACACAGCTTTTGGCAAATACAGAATTATACCTAAAAAAGAACATGTTGTTGTTCAAGTCAAAAACAACGAAACTATAGTTTTTGGCAGCAAACGTGTGGCTATGAGTTGGTGTGTAGCAGATCGACTACAAAGATATGCACTAGCCCGTAACATACAAATATTGGACAACAAACGTCAGAGTTTGGCAGCGGATATTCACTGCCGACAACAACTAGCTAATCACAGCCGAAACGCAGACTTTGCAGAGTCTGTAAACACCAAGATTCAACGCAAAATTGATTACTTCAACATGCTAGATTCTGAATTAGAAAAATGTTTAAATTCGGCTAAATATTGGCAACTAAAAGGATTTGCAAATGAAACTGCACGAACTGGCCGCACCACAGCCAACAAAACAAATTGCTAAAGTATTCGAAAGTTATTTTGGCTCTACCATTCAGTTTGACAACCTAAACCGTCGTCAAACACAGCATCTACTAACTCGTGTTCGTGGGCTGCTAGCTGAACATCGTTCAAGCACTGCCCGTCATCACAGTGAGAAAAATCCTGGGTATCTCAAGCTGGTTATGCTTGAGCAGGCTTTGGTAGCACAGCAACAAACACAAGCAACTCCTTTGCCTGCAACAGGAATGACCCCAGGAGCCGCACAAAAACCTGCGGTGCAAGGTGCTATTGCTAAAGATCCTAAACTGGCAGCAGCTCTCAAGAAGAGTCAAGCTGGCCAAACATTGAATCCTGAAGAGCAAAAGTTGGTAGCTGGTGCTGCAATGATGCAGGCCGAAAGCCGTTTCCGCAAAATGGCACGACGTCTAAACGAAAGCGAAATTCAACAGGCTCAAGTTGTGTTGGCTGCTCAAGACATGGTTGACAAGATGCAAAGCATGGTTGAAGATGTAAGCGAGCTACAGTTCAAAGAACTTCCAGCTCTAGTTGATTCGATCAAGAATCAAGTTGGCATAGACCAAGCCACACAGTTTAATCAAGATGCTACAGCCGCACTTACAGGTCTATTGCAGAACATCCAAGGTACCAAGCAACAGCTTGACTCTGCCCTTGGTGTAGTAACTGGTCAACCAGCAGCCATGTCACCGGCTGGTGCTGATATGGCCGCTGCTGGTGCTGATATGGCCGCCGCCACAGGTGACATGGCTGCTGGTGCTGATATGGGCGCTGAAATGCCCGTAGACCCTGCCATGGCTGAACCAGGTATGGAACCTGCACCGGCTGCGCTGGGAAGAGCCAAAAGATAATGCGACTTAGAGAGTTTGCCGGTGCTGAGGCCAGCACACCACGACCAGATGAATTATTGGGTCTGGTGCAGTTCCTGACCGGTCGTGCCAGGGACACCAACTCTCGTGGACAAATCAGCAAAGACGCCTTTATCAGCTTGGCACAAAGTTTAGATATCAACGTAACTCCTTATAACATAGAAGAAATTGTTGGGCAGCCTCCATTGAGTTCGGTACTAGAACCTATGCAACCTGATTCTGATGAAATTGTGTTCAAGGGCGCTGGACAACAAGAACCTGTTGCTATGCCAGTGAACAAGGCGCAGGACATTGTGGCTAATGCGGCCAAATCGGCAATGAATCGAGACCGTGGCGTCTAATCAAATTGGTCAACTGTAACAGTTGACACAAAATGTTAAATAGTGTATAGTATGTACACTAACTTCTGGAGAACTGTATGACCCGTTTGGCAATTTTGTTTACTCTGTTTACAGCCACTGCCCCATTGGCTATGGCCCAATACAACAGTTATGGTACCGCAGAAATTGTGCGTGTTGAACCACGCATGATCACCACATATCAACAACAATGCCGCGAGATTGCTGTACAAACTCCGTACTCATCGGGCAATGCCGCA